AACTGAATGATAGCCTAAATGAAAGTTTGAACTTTCAGCATTTTGCTTTCCAAATTTAGACATATTTACTGAGCCTAATCCTTGTTTATTTATCGTATCCTCAATAGGATCAACTGTTTCTACATTTTCTTTATTTGTAGATTCTTGAGAAGTATTTTCAAATGCTCCTCCTTCTTGTTCTTTCTTATTTAAGAACTTATCAAAATCTTTATTGTCTTCACTCATGTTGATGTGTTTGTTAGATTATATAATTGTTTTTTATTTTGTTTCAGAATTTTTTTTAATTTCTTTCTGTATTAAATCTCTTACAAAAGCACTAACAGATTTAGGCCTTTGTTTTTCAGCCATTGCCTTACTTAATATAATGTGATTTAATTCTTCAAACTCAGGTTCTGTTAAAAGCACTTGAATTTTTTTAATTAATTTGTTTACTATGTAGTCTTCCTTTGACATATTATTATAATAATATAATATTTTTACCAAGCAAAAAATAGAGAAGACTTACATCTTCTCTAAATTTTAAACTCTAATTTTTTTTAAACTAATTCCTCAGCCCATGTGTTAACTCTCCAAGTAACATCTAATGCTTGAGCATCTGCAGTTTCATAATTTAATTCTGCATTTGGGTTAAGACCTGAAGTAATAAAACAATCTTCACATGTGATTTTTCTATAAATATCACCTGCTCTGTTAAATTGTACTATAACTAATGTTCCTACATAGTCTTTTTTAAGACCAACTTCACCAGTTTCTGGATTGTATGCTAATCTGTACCAATCTCTCATTGTTTTATATAGATACATTTGATTTGCATCGTTTAAGTTTAATGAAAAATTCACAGTAACATCTAAGAATGAATCAGCAGGAATACCAGAATAAGATCTAGTTGACCATTTAAATTTTTGATCTACAACTCCTAATTCTTTATGAAGTTCTAAACCACTAATTGAATTTACATGTTGAATTAACTGTTCTTGGCCACCAACGCCTGCTGGAGGAAGAATAGTTACCTCAAACATATTAGCTAATACTGGTTCGAAATTCTTACCCTTCTTACTAGTTTGATCGTTTGAATAATGTGGTAATGCCATTTTGTTTTTCTTTTATTTTTAATTATATATCTTTAAAATTTCTTTAAAAATTAAGAGGGTATATTTCAACCCTCTTAATAAAATTTATATTTTTTAGAAGTTACCTGTTGCGATTTCTCCAGTATTTAAGATTGTTGTTCTATGAACTATAATCTCTAAACCTTTAACCGGTTCAACAAATGTATCTAAGATACCCATGTTGTTATCGATAATTTCATTAGTATTATTTGTCTGATCCATTACGTTTTTATAAGCGTAAACACCTTGATCTGCAAGAACTGATTCCATAAATGAATCTGCAAGAGTTTTAATCTCTAATCTTGTTTGTGCAGTGTTAAATTCAAAAACATAATCTTTAAGAATATCTGCAATACCGTTTTCAATGTAAATTAATACTTCTCTAACGTGAGCAGAACTTAAAGCAGACTTAATAGTCTGTTGTGCAGTTTTATTACCTTTAATTACAAGACCAACTCCTCTTTCGAATACGATTGGGTTATAACCAAATGGTTCTAAGTTATCTCTATCTGATTTATCAAATGGATATTCAGCTCCAATTACATTAGTACCGCCAATAACTCCTCTTCTTGGACCTGCGACGATTGACCATGGTAATGAATCTGTAAATTTATCAATGTAGTTATTAGAAACATAAGCTGCTGGTGGAACAACTGTTACTTTACCGTTTTCTCTTACATTTAAACCAGGACCATAGTAGAATCCGTAATTAGCACCATCTCCAATTGAAGGTAAAGAATATGTACCAGTTGGATTCTGTGATAAATCACCTCCGTCTTTTACAAATCTTGTTTCAAAACTTCCAGTAAATGCATCTGTAAAGGATGGATCTGTAGATTTTTTAAATTCTTCAACAGTTGGAGCATTTAAAATACAAGAAACGTTTTGTCTCTCTTTTGCAATTTGTGTAAATTCAGCTTTATTTAATATACCACCTTCATAAGATCCAAAAGAATCAACAATATATCTTAAATCAATGACGTCTCTATCTACTAATGCAGCTTTAACACCTCCACTTGAGAATGCAGTTAAACAATTTTGAATTGTTTGATCATCAATTGTTGCTTTATTTAAATTAAATAAAGAATATTCAGTAGCAGAAGCTTCAAATGATTTAACAGCAAGATCAGTAGCTGGATCAAATGTAGCGTCAACTGGTTGTGAACAACTCACAGTATAAACACTTATTTCATTTGGAGAAACGCCTGTTGTTGTTTTAGAAATTCTTGTTACTCTAGCTAAAGTATCAGCAGCAGATGCTGGCATATAATCGCCTACAGATAATGTCAATGCATCGTTATTTGCTGACGTAAATGTAAATGATGAACCTGTTGCAGCAAATACAAAGTCAGTTCCAGAAAAATCAATTGATCTATCACCTGCACTTAAACTATATGAAAGTAAAGTATTAGCATCTGTCGCATCATATGCGTTACCTATTAAATCAGTATTTCCAGCTTCAACTGCAGCTTCATTAATTGCACAGAATAAACCTGTTCTTCTAGACTCTGCGTTTATTTGTTGTTCAACGTATAAACCATTACCTTCTAAATCTGTAAATCCTGGGATAATTGAACCAGTATATTGTGCTAATAAACTAACTTGTCTTTCATTTGCAAAATCTACTAATTTATCTTTTAATAAACCAGTTGAAGTAAAATAATCTCCATAAACTGGATCTAAATCCATTGCAGAAGCTTCGAATTTTCCTTGAAATACTAAAACATCTACCATGTAGTCTGAAATATAATCAAACTCGTTAATTCCATCTGGAATATTGTCTTCACCATACCACTCTCTTGCAATAACATTAAAAGAATTATCTAAATCCTGTGCTTGTCTTACAATAACTGTAATGTTTTTTTGACCGATGTTTACTAAATTTAAAGCTGTAAGAGATGTTTCTAAATCTCCTAATGTTTCTAAAACTGATTGATCAGATGGAAACATAAACTTATCAGTATTATGAAATTTTGCAAATTCATCTGTAGCTGAAACGTTTGCAGCTGCATCATCAGAACCATCTGTACTAATTTTAGCATAAGAAGCTACATCATTAGAATCAAAACTTGCTAAGTTCATAGCAAGGATTGGACCTCTTTTTAATGCTTCTAAACATGATCTGTGAAAGAACATTCCTTTCTTTTCTAATTTTTTGTCGATTCCACCAAAGATTAAAACAAAAGTTTCTGTATCTTCAACGAAAACCGGCGTGTTGTAAGGTCCCTTTCTTGAGTGACCCGCAACTAATCTTATTGTCTCAGCAGATATACTTGATACCTGGGACTTATCAAATTCTAAACGGTAAACTCCCGAAGATTTGAATTGTAATAATTGAGGACTAAGTGCCATAATTTTTATCTATTTTTTTTTAGTTTTTATAATCTATATATCTACCTAAATCTAGAGTATTCTATAATAAGTCGTAAATGTCAAAGTTAAGGTCTCCTTGTTCTTGACTGTCTTTATACAGTGTTAATTCCATATAGTCATGAATTTCTGGATCTATAATATCTAGTAATTCTTCTATTGAATCTGCATATGCCGTTGTGTTAAAAAATTCAGTTGCAATTATACTTGACATTGCAAGGTCATCATGTCCCATTTGTGCACCATATTTGCCACTTGGTAGTGTACCAAAAAGACTTATTTCATTTGCAGTTTCAAATTCAGTTATATTCATTCTATTAGTTTCAAACAACGATTTAAAATTTTGACAAAATATTGGCTTGTTATCATTTTTTATTTTAATACCATGTTTAACTCCTTTTGCATCATGTCTATGTTTAAATCTAAGCACCATCTCTTCATCAAAATCATTTCTTCTTGGAAATACTGTTTGTAAATATTTAAGTAATACAGAACCATATGTATTAAATTCTATAACCATCTTAACGTTTTCACTATATAAAAGATCTACGCTTATAATATATAAGCATTTTGCAAAATCTTCTATTACATGTTCATTAGATCTAAACGTGCCTACTTGATTAAGTTTAAAGAAGTCATACATTGCACCAGGCGTTGCCAGATTATCCATTTCCTTTTTTGTCATTGGATCAACTCTAAATATATTAATGATTGAGTAGTCACCCCCATTGCCTTCAGCAATATCGACTGAAAGTAGCCAATATTTGTCTTGGTCTCCTAATGTTTCGACATCAAATCCAGGATGCCAACTTAAAAAACCTTTAGTTTCTATTTGTGCATCTACAAATTCATCTATTTCATGAAATTGATAGTCTTTCATTTTACTTCTTAAATTCTTCATAGAACCTGGATCTAATAAAAGATTTGATGAACTTACAAATTCATTTCCATATTGTCTATTGAATGCTTCTATGCTTCCTAAGTTTCCAAGTTCTCTTTTATACCATGCATCATCTCTATCTGGATGTTGCCACCAATCTATTCTCATTGGAGCATATTCATTATCTCCTCGCTCAGCGGCACTATAAATCTTATAAAATTTGTTAAAGCCATTTGGCGTACTTGTAATAATAATCCTTGAAACCTTAGACGCTGAAAGTGTTGGATAAACGTTTTCGTAAAAAGTATCAACAATTGAAGGGTGAATGTGGGCAAACTCATCCAAGAACAAGAGGTGAATTGTAAAACCAATACCTGCCTTTGCAGTTGTACTTTGCCCTACAAGTCTACTTCCATTATCACACTTTACATTCATTACATCATACTTTGTAATTCCTGGCTTCATAAAGAAAGGTAAGTTTTCTATAACAACCTTTGCTTTATCTATAATTTCTTTTGTAGTATCTGATTTATTTGCAAGCAGTAATGTATTCTTGTCTGTAGAGAATGTTAAAAACCAGGCATTAAATATAGATGCCATAACAGTCTTACCCATTTGCCTACTTGCAAGACATATATTAAATCTATTTTCTTGAAAGGCTCTCAACATATCCTTTTGATAGTCTCTCAATTTTACTTGTTGAATACCCTCATCTGTAAGAACCACTGCGTATTTCTCTGCAAAATAAACAATATCTGCAGCACACCTTGCAAGTTCTTGAATTTCTTCATCTGTATATTCAAAAACAATATTACCTCTTCTTAAAAATTGTCTACCTTCATAAAATGGCATTTTAACCTGAGGCTTATAACCTTGGTCCATCGCAACTTCAAGGTCTTCTACTTTTTTAGTAGACCACACTAATCGGTCACTTGTAGCTTGATCAGTTTCTTTTGGTATCCAAAAATTATCACTCATTGTCTTCTGTCTCTGCGTCTTCTATATCAGCTTGTTGAATTCCAGCCTGGATTTGATTCATAAGGTCTTTAGTACCTCTTTGTATATTTGCACTTGAGTTATTACCACCGACTCTACTGTCTAACTCTTGGTCATCGTCTCTCTTTTTATAAAGTTCAATGTCTCTTGCAATTCTCTTTGTACTTTCTTCAGTTGCCATTAAATACATTGTCTGGCTCTTAATAATATCTAACATTGATTTCTGTAGTGTGGCAAGTACCTCGAACATTCTAGGTGCAAGTTCTCCACCTTCTATAGTTTCTAACAATGTAGTTAGGGCTCTCTCACCTGCATTTAATTGATAGACTAATGAACTCATTGTCATTTCGTCCATTTTCTTTTTAGCCATTAAATATTCATCCTTCTCTATAATGTCAGCTTCGAGATAAAATTGCATAAGACTTGTGATAGTTTTCTTAGCCTGCTTTTCAGCGCCAGCTTTCATATCACCATAATTAATTGCTGGAGTTGCATTATGAAATTTAGGAACTGGCAAATCGCTTGGATCTTGCTCTACGTCTATTTTTTCATCTGGGCCTAAAAGATCTTCTAACTCTTTTTTAATCTCGTCGGCTTGTTCTGAAATAGTTTTCTTTTTCTCTGACATTATCTATAGTTTTATAATCTATATATTCGATTATCTTGAACTACCATATTTTTGTAGCTGTAATGAAGGTATTGCATTATCAATTATTAAAGCACGTTGAGAGTCTCTTACAACATATTGCTGCAATACGTTCGTGTGTTGCTCCTCTTCAATTGTCTTATCAAACATTCTAATATTAGTTACATTAAATTTATTTCCTCTAAGACTCCAATTAACATCAGTTTCCCAAATATGAGGGGATAATGTTTCTAAATTACCAGCGAACCCTTGTTCTAAGTCAGTTTGGCCAGTTGGATCTGTATAATTATTTTGTTTGTCTAATACATAAATATATGCACTTACCTCTCCATATGTATTACTTAAATTAACTACAACCCCGTACCATTTATCTTTACTTAAAATTATATTGTGTAAAAATGAATACTCTTGTGCATTTATAATAATTTTAATGTACATATTTGATATACTTATAATTAAGCCCTTGTCTAGAATATTAGTACCATCTATTATTTCATGATTTTCACTATCTGTAAAATTAAAAGTATTTGTTGGGTTTACCCAAAACGTAAATGCCCTATTTTCATTCATTTTTAAATTAGACATAGCTTCATAAACAACAGCAGGTGCTTGAAATTCATCTGCTAATACAGTTGACATGTCATAATAATTTCTTGTAACAACAGTCCATCTATTTTTAAGATTAATATCGTTTAATGCAAGATCTTTATGTACAAATTTTCTAACTCCATCCTGTGCCCTATGGTGAGTACTTTGATATTGCAGAGGTTTTGTAACCTTTTCTTGCTCTTCTTTAATTTCTTCTCCAAATATTTCTTCAACTCCTTTTACTAAATCTGTAAGATCTTCTTCAAAACCTTCTTTATTTGTTGAAGTCCTATTTTCATATTTTTTCAACATTACTTTAAAATATGTAAGTTCTCTATTAAATTCATCTGCGAGACTTGTCATACTAACCTCGTACATTTTATTGTTAAAAGGAAAATATAAATAGTCTCTACTGCGTGGAATTTTATTCTCACTAAAATGTTTTCTGAATTCTTCACCTGTAATGTGGATTTCAAAGTCTTCAAATCCCATTCCAAATATATCAAAATTAGCCTGCTCTGTTGGAAACTCATTATTAGGTACCATTACCTTAATACTTGCCTTTTCAATTACGTCATATAACGAATATTCTTTTAAAATAACGTCTCTACTTCTTACGTTTGGCTCTACTCTATAATAAGTTACATTATGGCCATAGACGTTGTTTGCAAGATTTGAAAGACTCTTATAAAGATGTGCTGGTTTTTGTAAACCATAAGGATTATATAAATTAGCAGTATCGCATTCTACTATAATATTAGTGCATCCGTCTAATTCAAATGGTTCGCAGTCTACACATGTTTGTGGACATTCAACGACTGTTCCATCTTCATATTCTATTGTATATGTAATGCTTAAAAATATAAGATCATGTAGTGGTTGTATG